CTATATGACTATAGAATTATTTTTTCAAGTTGTAGAATGATTTCAAACCACGGTAATCTGTTAGTGCAGTTTGAAATGCGTATATAATAGGAAGAAACCCTATTAAATAAGGATATATGCGTGTAAGATACAGACTGCAAAACTCACATAAAGTTACTAAAGTTTACACTTATTGCCCCTTATTTGCCCCTTTTTCATAAAAAAGACTTGGCAGCATGAGCTACCAAGCGACATGAAAAACAAAAACATTCAGCGCGTAATCGCCTAAAGTACATGTATAGTGTACCTTTATTTAGATTAAATGTCTAATGCAAAACAAAGAATACACAAAAAAAGCCCGACATAAAGTCGGGGCAGTTCGAGAAATTTATCGAAAGACGCCAAGTATTCCGAAATTATGATATCACTTATCTGTGAAAATCACAAACATAAAAAAGAGCTACGAGGTTATCTCATAGCTCTTCGCCTATGATGGATAGGCTTATTCATCAAAACCAATATTATTATACCAAATAAAAAAAGCCCCAGCAAGACGCTGAGGCTTCGACCACTACTGCCATGGTATCCCTATTGCAGTGTGAGGGGAGGTGATATACTCCTTTTTCGTTTTTTTAGTTTGCGTGGTCTTGATTAAGCGAATGAACCGAATGACGTTACACGTCGACCATTCTCTGATTGACCGACTGCGACATAGCGACGATTTCCAGAGCCGCCAATGTAGCTAATCCAGATATAGCCGTCAACGTCACACCAACCGTCATAGTTGATAGTTTCACCAGCTCCATAGACTGCCACGATTTCAGCACCTAGACCGGCACCAGCTCGAACATTAAGAGCTGATACTTCAACCGTAAATGTCCCGGTTTCCTCGTTGATAGTAATTATACCATCAAACGGGGTTGGGGTTGGTGCAGGGGATTGTGATTGGTTGTCGGTTGGGAAATAGAACCAGCCCACAATACCGTCAAAATTGCGTGTATTGTAACGAGCAGGGCCGCCAACGTATAAGCTATCAGCATTGCCGTCAATATTCTGCTCGATAGTTCGCATGGTATAGCCGTCTGAATCTTCGATAACCAAGCCAGTGTGCCCGTATGGATGCCCTGCGATGTAAGTAGTATCCATGACGAATACAGCCCCACGACGTGGACGGCTATCAAGGTTCCCTTCTTGATTATACTCGACTTCATAGCCTGCTTCTGCCGCTGAGTTGAGCAAGTCAATAGCATTGCCCCAAAGAGCACGGCCAAAGAAGTTGATTGAGATAGAGTTAGGCAGGTCAACACATTGTGTCCCATAAGCTCCGTCTGCATCGGTACCGATCCCAGCATTAGCTAGGTCTTCTGCAAATTGAATGATGTCGTTATCTGTTGCCATATTAGTAACCCTCCTTATCATTTCGTGGTTCGTGGTAGCTCAAAGCTTGCTCACTATCTCCGAGACCTTTGGTAGTTGGGTCTGGAATGATATTTAAGATGTTTACAATTGTCAAACCTACCAAATAAGGGTTTGATACAAACTTACCAAATAAGCTGAATACCGCATCCCAACTTGTCAAATCTTGGAAATTAATCCCAAAGTAAGTCAAGATAGGTAGTGCAATTGCAAGCGCTACACGGTACAAAAATGCTTTGTTTTTTGCGTTAAAACGAATAGACCAGTTAATTTTCATGTTAATTCCTCACTTCTAAATTAATGTATTTTTTATAAAGGGCATCAATGTACCCATTGCCACCTAATTTTTTATAGCTGGAGTGCATCTTGTGGATCACGTCCGAATTGTGGACAGTGGTATATCCACGCTCTAATTCTGTGGTAATGTCACGCTCTAAGCGCAAATACATAGTTACCAAATGTGCTTCATCATGCACTACCAGCTTGTCATTTAACTCGTTGATTTTATCGCCGTTGAATTTACCTAAATCTTGAACGACTTCAACCGATTCTTGAATAGTGTTTAACTCTCCTTTAAGCTCACTGAATTGCTCTTTGTTTAAGTTAGCTGACTTGCTAGCTTTCATCCCAAACCAACCAGTCGCAACCACCCCAACGGTGGGGGCTAGGTGAGCTATTAGCTCAGAAACGTTCAATGTACTGTACCTCTTTTATTTAACCCCCATTTTTTAAAACAAGAAATTCTTAATAATTTCGTCCGCAATAGCCTTGTGCCCTAAATCACCCGGGTGACTCGCCACACCAGCGTTAGTGATGGTGTAGTTAGAACCATCTGGAAGTCTCAACACCTTGCCCATTTCAGACTTATATTTAGCATCCTTAGAATACTGATAGATATCAACGAATGTAACACCCAACGGCTTACAGATACGCTTGATTCTTTCTACGAAATCCGGTGAAGCGTAGTAGATACCGACCCAATAGATTAGAGCCTTTGGCGATGCCGCCCTAATCCAGTTCACAAGGTTAGGAATATCCGTTTCAAGATTCTTGCGCTTCTCGTCTGTGTTGAGGTTGTCACCGAATTGCAAAATAACAATGTCTGTGTCTGGGCCTAGTGATTGCTTCATTTTACTGTCAAATGTCCCACGTCGATTGTTCGGGTCGGATTCCCAATCTGCACCATTACCGCGCTCTACTACTGCACTAGGATTTTTAGATAAGATGTAGTTTTTAACTAATGTGAAGTAGTCTTTGTCTGGCGCACTTGCAGCCATACCCATACCCTTAAGCCATGGATGGCTTAGGATTGAGTTACCAAACACGGCCACACGGCTAGGAATGTTTGAGACAGTCGATAAATTACCGTTGTCGTCAACAAGCAAACGGAATTTAGTGCCGTTCGGGCTGGTAATCATCGGAGTTTTTTTGAACAATTCAAGCTCAGTAACAATCGGTTCAATCTTATCCGTTTTTTGTTTCAGCGTCTCTACTTTTTCATTAGCACTCTCGTTAGCTACACGATAGCTGAAAGGGATAGCTTGCCCCGTTTCATACATAATTTTTCCAGAATATCCGGCATTATTAGTAACGTGTTGAGCATCTTGAATCAAGTTGCGTTCACCTTTTGAAGCGTAGACACGATTGTCATGAGATTCAAAGAATAGCTGTTCACCGAAAAAGATTTCCTTATCCTCACCACGAACGTTAAGCGTATTATATCCCGCTGCAAGCTGTTTCTGGAACACTCGAGGGGAAACAATCAAATCATTCTGGTCGATGTTTCCGATAGCGAAATTGTATGTCCCTGCATCCTTGACATAGACGTTGATTGTGTCGATGAAACCACGGCTCTTATCCCATTTCTTGATAGGGCTCATGTATCCGAGGTTATTAATCGTCGATACTTGAGTCGTATCAATGCCAGTAATGTCTGAACCAAACTGCACTTTTGATGTGTCTGGCATGACGAATGGCACCTTTGAAGCAATGGCACTAGAGCCAAAGTCAAGGTTTTCAAGATAATGAGCCTGAGCGTTTCCGCCTTGGATAACCTTTGTAGGTTCGTCTGATGTCAAACGACTAATAAGGATATAGCCGTTTGCTTCAGGCGTGAAATCTTGATTGACTAAAACGTCTGTAGTAGAGAATGTTTTAAGCTTCTTGCCCGAAATGTCAAAGTAATGCGTAAACACACCACGAACATTTTTTAGACCGTAAGTCACGCCAGCTTGCATGTACAGTTTAGGATAGATTCCCCACGTACCGGCGTCGTATGTACCGTTTCCACTACCAGACCAAGCCTTCCCGACCTTAAATGTGCGTTCGTCAACTAACTGTTTAACAACATTAACGAAACTGAGTTCTTCGGGCTTAACATCTAGCGTCAATTTAGGAATTTTGAGAGAAATATAGCCGTCTGGGAGATTTGAAAAGTCAACGTTAGCTTTTTTCAAATCCTCAAGAGAAGCGTTAAACACTCTTGCGGTCTCGTCTGGTTTAGAAGATACATAGAGCATACAATCTTCTGGTGGGATGTACTCTGTAGTGATTAAATCGTCCGTTTCAGAGAACTTTTTAACAAGTCGTCCGCCATCGCTAGAAATCGCAAACGAGAAGATCCCACGGATATTTGATAGATAGTATTTAAACCCTTTTTTAATTGGAATTGGCATGAATCGGAGCCATCCATTAGAGGCCCATGTCCCAATTGATGTGTTGTTCCAAAGATAGACTGAACCTTCAATCTTATCTCTCAATAACTGCTCGATTGATTCCGTGAAGTCGATATTGTCAGCTGTCACTTCATCAACATTAAGCCCTCTGGATTGATAGACACCACCTTCCTTCCAGTGGCGGTCTCCCTCATTGAAGTAGTACCATTTCCCTGTGTTACTTGCTACTACGATACCGTTAGCGCCGTTTGGATAAGTACGCTGAATCTCTTCCAGCGAGCTTAAAACAGCCTTAGGAGCGTTTGACGAAATGGCATTAAGTTTTGACTCAACCCATTTAGTACTAGCCTTCCCATCAAGATTCTTGGAAATGTTGTCAAGACGGTCTGGTAGCGTGTTATAGGTATCTCTGGATTTAACTACTTCCATATCTGTATTCCCGCTCTTGGCAGCGTCATCGTAAGTGATTTCCATACCTCGAGCGATAGCTTCACGGACATCGGCTCCTTTAGTTTTCTTTCGGATAGCGTCCACAAGAACGCTGATTTTATTAGTATTTTCAAGAGGGGTCACATCATCGTATAAATTCAAGCGTCCCTCTGCTTCGTTTTGCGGCATTAAGCACCTCCTAATTCGTTTCGTAATCGAGCAATTTCAGCTTCTAACTCACTGATACGTTGAGTACGCTCTTGTTGACTCATGTTAAACGCTGAGAGTTTAGCGTCGTAATCAGCCTTAGCGACATTGTAATCTACAAGAGCTTTATTATAAGCTTCACGCTCAGCATCCGTCGCATTTGCCCCTGGAGCCGTCGGAGCTTTTGGCTCAACAGGTTTAGACTGGCTAGCAGACCTAAGAGCGGCCAATTGAGCATTTAACTGCTCTAGCTTCTTCTGTTTAGTGGCTATTGACTGGTCTAGCTTGAGTTTCTCGATAGAATTATCAGCTTCTTGCGTCTGCAATTGATAAGCTGATAATGATTGAGATTGTGAACCGATGGTTAAATCAACAGATTGTGGATTGAGTATATCAATTTTTTTCTCTAAAATTTGCAAAGTTTCAATTCCAGATAGTGGTGCATTGATAATTTTATGCTTGTTTCCAATCTTAAATTTACTGTATCGGCTATCAATTAAGTAGCGTTCAACGGCTGAGATTGTCCATTTAGCTAGTGCAATCTTCTGATTCCTCAAATACTGCTTACCACGAGCCAAGAGAATGCTGGGATTGTCGATTTCCGTCCAGATAACAGATTTCCGAATGAATCCAAACTCTTTAATCAAATCTTCATCGGCAAGATACATTTTCCCGTCATTGACGCTCCTAATGTCTAACTGTGCCCGTGTGACATCAGGGCTCTGGTCTTCGTCCTGCCCTTGGTTTTGGCTCTGTAGGTCCGCTCCAATTGGTACAATGATTGTAGCGAGACCGTCAAAATCAACTTCTCGACTAGCAGATTTGATGTTTTGGCCTAGTTTAATTGGGCTTTCCTTAGTGACTCCAATCTCTTTAGTCCAATCTACATACAATCTCGTATTAAACTCTCTTAGCGTGAGATATCCGCCGATATTGTTGATGATGCGTTCCTTAACGGTCTCCCAACTCGAATCATAGCCAATATAGCGGAATGGACGGTCTGACTTACCGTGAACAGTGATATTCCTTGGTGTGATCCGCTTAAATTCCTCGATTTGAACATTTGCGGAATCAAAGATTATTTTGAAATAGTCCTCAGCACCCTTATTAGGCAGTTTTTGAAACCATTGAGCAGAATCGTGGAGATATGACAGGAAGTCTTCACAGACAACTTTTTGAACGAATCCGTTCGTTGACATCTCATTAGCCATCGTTAAAACTCTACCGACAAACTCAACCTCGTTGTCCCTCAAATTGACAACTTCGATGATTGATTTAAACTGAACCATTTTCTGGTACATCGTATGGTCTAACGGAATTGCAAACTCTAACTCGTGGATACTGTTGACAGCTTGCTTGATTTCACCGTGGACAATCTTATTACCTCTAGGACTGTATGGGTCGTGAATGACTCTACGGCTTGCAGTGGTTCTATTAAGCTTGTCCCATCGTCTATCTAAAAAACTAGGCCACCAATAAATGGCATAGCCTGCCTTTTTAGCCAATTCAACAGGACGCTCTGGAACATTTATCTTTCCCCCTTCAAGGTATTCCTTCGAGCCGCTTGAAGTAACAACGTAGAAGTGAGATTGATATATACCACTGTCGCTATTGTGGTCGACCGAATTAATAGTACAGTACCAATCATCGCCCCATTTCAAAGCATCGTACCAAACAAGGTCATCCTGTCCGGACTGCTCCGACCAAGTTGGGACTTGCAATCCAGATATGCCATTGCTAGACTTTAGCCCCTTGACACGGATAGCGTAGCCTGTACTACTGATGTTGAAAATTTCAATGCTATCACAAGATACTGTCATGCCATCACCTCGTTAGAATAGTGCATTGCTACTGTGCCATTCCCTTGTGCTTCGAAATAGTTGATACCAATGTCTAATGTGAGAGCGAAATCTTTGTTCTCACCCTTTTTCAAGTAGTAAATGGTCCCATTAGCGTCTTTTAAAGTGATATCCTCACTGCAGATGATTACTGGGCTGATTGATGTATCTCCAGCGTTGACGAAATAGACTGGTGTCTTCTTTTTCTCATAGCCTAGATACCATTTAGTCCATGTTGAATTATCATTTTCAAAATCAAACGTGTCCCAAACATCGTCAAAGTATTCATCTTCATGGAATGCAAACGGATAGCACTTAAATACGATAGTAGCAACCAGATTTTTCTTAATCGGGTCGTCTGCTACTTTGATGTGCTTAACCTTACCCATCCAGTAATAGCGTCTATCGTGCGTATCTCTCAACTTGCGTTGTGTTTTAGTAATCATACTTGACTTAATCTGCCTTTCAGCAATCTTACGATTCTCGTAAGTCGTAAATGGTAATTTGAACTCATACGTAATTTCTCTTGACTCGAACACACGTTCTCCCAGCGCAGAAGAGAAGTCAAGCTCCCCTTGCATGTAAGGGATAGACTCAACGATTTCCTTTTCGTCTGGGGTAGGTGCTTCTCGTTTCTGTAGGTACCACCCAGCATCACGACTATTAAAATCGCCGAATGATATATACTCTTTAATTTTAGTAATCATAATCTGTGTCGTCCTTTCAAAGTTTTAATCGTATCAATAGCACTGTTGAAATTATTGACAGTGCCACCAACCAATGCACCAGTATCTAGTACCATGTTTTGACCTTGTGCAATTTGTTCCTTGACGTCTACGAGAGCGTCAATCACATCATTAAGCAAGCCAGCTGAGTGAGCAGCATAGGCTTCTTGACGTGCTGAAATGGTAGCGTCTGGTGTTTTATCACGCAAGACTTCCATTTTGAGCTGACTAGCCATGTTTGAAGTGGCACCCGTTAGCATGGCATTAGCTCGAACATTGAAGCCGTTAACTTGGTCACGGATGTAGTCCAAGCTATTAGCTACCTCTGGCGCTGATTCGTCGATACCTCGAGCGATACCAAGACCAATCCACCAACCAACTTCATCACGGAATAAGTGCGATGGTGAGTTGATTTTGGCTTTAGCTCTTGCTGCTCGTTCTGCTTGTGCTACAAGGGCGTTAGCTGCCGCTGTAACTGCTCCAAGAGCTGAGTTCATACCTGCTGCTAGCCCTTGACCGATGTAAGCCCCGGCTGCAAAGAAGGCACCGTAACCGCTACGGGCTGCCGCTGCCGCTTGGTTAACCGCTGCTTGAGTAACTGCAACTAATTGCTGACCGCTTGATTGCATGGCTGAAACCATTTGAGCGCCGCCTGTTCTCACTGCGGCAACCACTTGGTTCATGCCATTGCGAACCGCTGAAACAATCTGATTCATGAAGGCTTGTGTGCTAGCGACCATTTGCATGCCACTAGAGCGTAGTGCTGCAGTCATTTGCATAGACCCAGACGTTACCGCTTGGACTGCTGACATCATGCCTGCACTTACTGCCATACCTAGTGACATCATCGTAGCTTGTAATGTCATTGCTGCTGCTCCTACGGTAGCAAATACGCTAGCAAGCATCATGACTTGAGTACTCACCATTGCAAGTCCTGCTCCTGCCATTTGGGCTGAGCTAGCAAGCATAGCAAGCTGACTAGATACCATGGTAGCCATCATGGAAACCATGCTGAAACCAGTCTGAGCAGTCATGAGCTGAGCGCCAAACATGGTCACTGCTGAACCTGCCATCATGAGCTGTGATGTCATTTGCATCAAGCTAGTGGCAAACATCATGAATTGAGTGTTTAGCATGGTCAATGAGGTACCAATCATCATGAATTGAGTAACTACAAGCGTTAAGCTAGTACCTAGCATAGTTGAGCTAGTAGCCATCATGGTCATGCTCGTAGTGATCATAGTTAACTGAGTAGCTAACATAGTTAAGCTAGTAGTTAGCATAGTCATGCTTGAGCTGATAGAAGTCATGCTAGCAGTGAGCGTCATTGAAACTGTACTGAACTGAGTTAGACCAGTCGCAGCAACCATCAAGGCTGGCGCTAGTGTCATGATTTGCGTTCTAAAAGCAGTGATAGGGGCTACAATAGCCGTTAAACCTGCTAGCGATTGACTAGCTTGATTTGAGAACGTACTAAATGCAGTACCTGCGGTAGTGAGTAGTGATTGTAAGTTAGTGAATGACGATTGAATGCTTGTAATTGTGCTTGAGAATGATGTCAAGCCAGATACAGCACTAGATGCTGAGCTAGATACCTTGCTCATACCATCTCCGAGCTTAGTCATACCAGTACCGGCTTGAGCAAGTCCTGCTGAGTTATTACCAATCGACCCAACACCTTTGGCTACCGCTGCAAGAGATGCAGCCATGTCTCCGAGGTTAGTGTTAGTAATCTTAACAACACCGTTAGCAAGCTGATTGAATCCAGACCCCGCTTTTTGAGCTGCGGTACCGATTGAGTTGAACACATTAGCAAGGCTATTCAATACACTACTAATTGCACTACCGGCAGAAGTAATCACGCTCGAAACACCTTCGAACGCCGATTTGATACCGTCTCCGACACCTTGTGCAGCAGTTGAAATAGATGTACCAACTGATTGAACCACATCGGCAATGCCTTGTAATGCTGTGCCAATCGCAGAACCGATTGAGCTGATAACATTAGCTACACCACCCAACGCCGTAGAGATACCTTGACCGATACCCATTGCAGCGGTAGCAATTGCCATACCAGCGGATTGAACCACGGTTGCTATACCTTGCAATGTAGTGCCAATCACGCCACCAATCGCTGAGATAATCGGCGCAATCTGACCGATGATTTGAACGATACCAGTAACGATTGATTGTAAGATAGGCGCAAGAGTTTGGACGACTGTAACGATGACAGAGATTATCTGACTAACGACTGGTGCCATGGTTTGAATGACTGTTACAATCCCTTGAATCAAGGCCATAATGACCGGTGCCGTTGCTTGAATAGCTTGGACAATCACTTGTAAGACCATTGCAATCTGTGGCCCGAATTGTCCAATGACTTGAGCAACTTGAACAATGCAATTCGCGATAACCGGTGCGATTGCCACGATAGCGTTAGCGATTATCTGAGCTACTGCCGTGATTGTGTTACCAATAATTTGGACAATCGGAGTGATTGCGGTGGTTATTTGACTGATTGCTGACCCTAGAGCAGTAGCCAAACCACTGAATGCGTCAATAATAGCTGGCAATGTACCTAGAATAGATGTCCAAGCATTACCAAACGCTGTAATGGCTGGGGCTGCATTGCCTAGAGCAGTGCCGATAGCTTCAACCAGCGGTGAAAGTTTGGCGAGTCCCGGTGCAGCTTCACCGACTGCCTTAATGACGATTCCAAATGCCGTTCCAAAGGCTTCAACGATAGACCCAGCCGCTTTACCGATTGATTCAACCACCGTTCCAAAAGCTGAACCTATGGCGTTTAGAATTTGTGAAACCCCTTGGGATTGAGTAGCCAAAAGGGTGAATGATGCAACGATAATACCGATACCAGCACCGATACCGACTGCTGCAATGGCTACGGATGCACCGAATGACAGCAATGTTGCTGGATTTAACCCTCTCAAACCTTGTAAGGCAATATTGATAGCTGTACCAATTCCCTTAAATGCTGTAGAAATACCCATTCCGATACCCTTAGCAGCTTGTGATATTGCTGAACCAGCGTTTTTAATCATGCCACCAATGCTCTCAAACACTTGGGCAATCTTGCTTTTGCCACTGCTTGCACTAGTAGCGGCTTCTGCCATTCCCTCTGCCGCATCCGTTCCAAACTTCTTGAACGGATTGAGACTTTTAAGGAAATCCAACCCTTTCATTGCAACACCTACCGCTGAAATACCAGCCTTAGCAGTCATAAACGCTGCTACCATTGCCAAAATACCGCTAGTGATACCGTTTAAGATGCCCGGCGGTATTGAGCTGACAAATTTAGATACCGCTGAAATAGCTTGAGATATCCAGTTAACTAGCGTTCCAAGAGCTGAGCCAATGCCTGAAATGATTGACTGCATTTGTGAGCTACCCAGCACCTCGCCAAGCGACGAACCGATAGCCTTGAGGGCGTTCCAAGTATCTTGCACTGCCGCTTTGAACGACTGAAAAGCTCCCGTGTCAGCAAACGAGCTGATGAAACTTCTGACTGATGTGGTAGCGATATTCAAAGCTTGCGAAATACCGTTAGCAATGTCACCAAAGACCGAGCCAACGCCCTGCATGAGCTTGCTACCATCAATCTTGCTAAATAGCTGCTTGATTGAGCTTGAAATGTAAGTGAAGGTAGCACCCAGATTTTTCAAAGCTCCTGTATTTGAGAAGCCTTTCCAAAACGATTGCAATCCACTGCCAATCTTGTCAGCAATGGCGTTGATATCAACCCTTTCGAGGGCATCCGTAAGCCCTACGACCGCCTTGATGCCAATTTGATTGAGTTTTTCAAATTGTGGCATCAACTTGTTAGCAAGAGATTCTTTCATCCCATCAATCGCTTGGTCAACGGTTTTGAACTCTGTGGCCATCTTGCTGAAGGTGTCGTTATTACCGACCTTTGCGATAGCGTCAAAGAAGTCTTCAGTCTTAATCTTGCCATCTTGGACAGCTTGCACCATCTCATCGGTACTCATGCCCATTTCTTTCGCAATGGCGGCAATACCTGCAGGCGTTTGCTCTAGCATGAGTTTGAAGTCTTGCCATTGAACCTTAGGCTTAGCTGCCATTTGGGTTGCTTGTTGGCTCAAGGTCTTCATGGCTTGTTGTGGGTTTTCTGCTGCCGCCGCAAGACCACCAAACCCCTTAACGAGCTCGGTCGTATTCTTTGTTCCAACGGCTGCTAACTGTGAGTAAGTGCTGGCCATGTCGGACGCTGAATAGATTGTCTTGGTAGCGAAATCCTGCAACTCGCCTTTGACTTGCTTAATTTGGTCGGTAGGCATGTTGATCTGTTGCATATTGCCTTCAAAGGTCTTCCATGCCTTAGTAGAACTGTTAAGTTCACCTACCATGGACTTCATGCCATTACCAAGGGCGCTAATACCGCCCATGATAGCCCCACCGATTAAGTTAGCACCTAATACAGACTTAAAGACCGAACCAACCTTACCGGCTGAACCTTTCAAGCCTTCTAACGCCCCTTTGATACGTTTAGCCCCACTCTCAGCGTCTTTGCCGTCAAATAACGCCTTGATGGTGACTGTACCATCTGCCATAGATTATCCTCCTTTCTAAAATTCTTCTTCATACTCCTCTTCTTCCTCGATATCATCGTAAGGGAGAGCATAATCTTTCTGAAGCCTACGCATTTCTTCTTTGTATTCTGTTGAGTCGCCCTTTTGTGGCTTCCACTTACGAATTTTGATGACTTCCATCAATTTAGTGCCCTCTGGCAGTCCAGACAGAAGAGCGTTGAATTTACGCCAATGAAGCTTACCTTGCATATCGAATAGGTCAATGCCGTAAGCTTGCATAAACGAAGCATAGATATAGTCACCATCATATCGGATATCATAAGGAGCCCTTTGTTTCGTATCATCGCTTGCCGTGGTCTTCATCGGATTGCCAGCCAAGTCATACTCAACATGGTTATCCTCAACATCAGACAGGCTTATATGCTCTTCGAAGACCTCGTTAAATATCTCTGACATTTCTTCGACGCTGAAATCTTCTAAAGTCTCACCAGTCAAGATACGGATTCCAAAGTGAGGTTTTACAAACTCTGGAACTTCTGCATCTTGCCACATCTCAAAGAGGCGTAGAACATTATCAAAAGACAGATTAAGGGCGTACTCTTTATCATCAATCACTAACTTATCTGTTAGTCTTCGAGATAAATCAAGCATTCAAATACTTATCGAGGGCTGCTTTTGAATTTTGGTTTTCAAATTCCTCTGAAATACCTTTGATGGCTTCAATGAGATAGAACATCGCATTAATTGTTGACTGACCAGCAAACGCATAGACTTGATTAAAGGCTTCTTTATCGTCAAAAACTTGATTGAAACCATCTTCTACCAATACTTTCAATGCTCCAAGAGCTTCTTCATCGCTTGTCTCTTGGAACGCTTGCCCTTTGGCTTGCAAATCCTCACCAACTGCCTTCATGCGTTGGATATTGCTATCAGATACTGGGAAATTAAGTTGGAACTCACCGAAATCTACTGGGATGACATTGCTACGTTTTTTAATTACTACCATGTTGTTTGTTCTCCTTTATACGAAAAAAGTGGGTAAGGGCTAACCCCTACCCACTAAGTGTCTTATCTTCTTTATTTAATTAGTGATTAACCAACGCTTGATGGCGAGTTGGTATCTGATGATGAACTAGAAGTCACTGCTGGTGTTCCAGAAGGTGCCGCTGGTGTTCCAGTAGCTCCAGAAGCTGCCGTTGCACGTCCAGCTGGCGCTGATGTGATGTCGTGTTTCTCTGGTGTACGAGACCAGTTAACTTGGAACTTGATAGTTTCAAGCTCTGACGCTTCACCATCGCCGACTTCAATTTCAGAAAGTCGTGCAAGACCTTCTTTGTAAGATTTTCCGTCTGGAGTAACTTCCTTGTACCAAACGATGAGGTCATCAGCTACAGCGTCTTCCTTGTCTACGACAAAGTTTTGAGCTTTATCGGCATAATCACGGTGTCCCTCAAATGAACGACCGCGTGATTTAGATGTGATAACTTTCTCTTTGGTACCGTCCCCATCAAAGTATGCTACGTCGTCATCTTCTGCGTCGTTCTCTGGTGCAGATTCTTTAATACCTTTAGCAATCCACATGTATTTATCTTCTGTAGGTGCTGTATCTGGATGTTCTGGGTCATAAGCTGCAATATAGTGTTTACGAATCGCATTTTTAAATTTAGCCATTAATTAAGGCTCCTTTCTACTTCTAGTCTTGCCTGCAGGTCAAGCAAGTAAATGTAAAAGCCCTGCTCGTCGGCATCGTTTAAACTCGGTGTCTCGACGGTCAAGGCTAAGAATGTGTATGAATTATTTGAACTCGGCAACTCAAATCCGATTTTGGAAAGCTCAGTGTTTATCTTCCAAAGGATAGCATTTAGCACTTGCTGATCCTTTGCTTTAATCGCTATCTCATACGGTAACGATAGAATCTGGGTGCCAGCCATGTCTTCGTCTTCCACTTTGCCACCGGGCAAGGGATAGACTGAAAGGCTCTCGTCTTCTGAAAGATAATCAAGCTTGCATTTCAACGGTAGTCCAAGCGTATTGATGAAGTTTGCGAGAACTTCTGAAAAGTCGTTGTCATTCATTAGTTAACCCCCATAGCTCGTAAGGCGACTTTGCCCCACTCTTTAGAGTATTTAGAAGACGCCTTCTTGTCCCAGCGTTTACCAGTCCCAGGCGTAGTATACTTCTTGAAAGTCCATCTTTTAGTCTTGTTATAACTAGAACCATAGAATTGAGCTCTAGCGTAATCACCCGGGTATCTAATCCCGTCACTGATAGGTGTACCGCTACCGCTCAAGGTTCCATCTCTACGAGGGATAAACTGTTCCATGTCGTCTATCATCTGGCTAATCATGGCAACCTTCCCACGTCTGACCGCTTCAGGACTACATTTCTTTTCAAGACCGTGAAGGTCAATTTTAACTGACACAGTAGTTCCCATCAGATCACCTCGACTTCATAGCAGAGTATAGTGTGCCTAAACGGATGATACTGAGGGATAATTTTACGGATGATGTAGTCTCGGTGAGTGTCATTAACTCGACCATTCAACCAACTATCATCCAACTCTATAGGTGTGTATTTCGGATAAACCATGAGGACCGAGAAATTATTCTCAGTCCGATTTTGACCACTGCCAGTGTGAGATACAGCCCTATCAAATCTAACGGATTTAAGGGTTGTGGGCTCTTCATACATTACTTTCCCCCAAACATCCGTTTCACCCGCTGGTTTTTGAATAGTGACAGTATCAACTAACATGCGTTTATCTATCATAGGACACCGCCTTACAGCCAAATCCAGCCAACATAAGCCAGTTTAGAGCGTCAAGAGATAGATTGTACTTCTGACCGCCGTTAGACGATTTAGAGCCATTCTGATAGCTTACATGAGTGCGCCCGACAGTCATGCTTGCTAGTGATGTCTTATCCTCAGCGGTCATAATGCCACTAGAATCGAGATAAGCTATCTGATAAGCAACTGCTTTCTTAACAGCTTTTTTACGTGGCTCGAAATCTGTTTCAAAATCGGTGAAGTCGTAGAAATTCTTAATGTACAAGTCGACAGCCATTGCTGAACGAGCTTCTAGTTTTTCGAAATCTTCCACGGCTTCAAAACCAAGTTTTAGAAATTCTGTTTCGGTTAAATATGTCATTCAACCACCTCCATTCGCTATTTAAGGAGGTCTAAAAGTTCCGCTTTAGTTAGCGTAGAAACACCAGTGAAACCTCGTTGCTGTGCAATAATACGCAAATCAGCAACGGTATTGTTTTCAAGTGTCTCTTCTACTGGGTCATTATTAACTGGTACCGCTTGTACTTGCTCGCCGTTATAATGACGACGCATCAGCATACCCATTAGACACCTCCGAATTTAACGACTTTTGAATCATCGTAGAGATATACACCGTAGTATTCATCACCAGAATAAACGGTAGTCTTCTTCAAAATGTCGCGGTCGTTTTCAATCATCACATCACGTTTCAAATTGATAACGAATGCGCCATATTTGGCATCGTCGTCTGTATCTGTTTGAAGTGAAGACACTTTAACAAGGAAGCCTTTGCCTTCTTCAACTTTTTTAGTTCGGACGATTTGCACGCCAGAAACTTCGCCGAATGTACCAGATACGACTACATCAGCACCGACTTCTGAACCTTTCAACCAGTTTTGACCAGCGTCTGCACGCAATTTGATAGCGTCCTTTGGATTGATAAGAGCCACATAACGAGCATCTTCTTCGTCTGCGAAGATTTCCAAGGCTTTGTCAATGTTTGCTACTGAAATTGGAGCTTCAGTGATGTTTTGTGTCGCAGTTTTAGCAACTTCAACGATATCGTTATCGACTTTATTAGCGATCGCCAATGCAATCTGGTTAGTAGCTTCACCATAGACATTGCCATGACCAACCAAAGCAGCCTTGTCAGTGATTTCAATAGCTTTACCGGCTTGTTTGATTTTCATTTTCGTTTCTTTAGTCCCAAGTTGGTCGATTGGAATAGCTTGACCTTCAGTGATTTCAGTGGCATCACCAGAGTAAGTCCATTGTGGGACAGTCAATTCATCACCGGGACGACCTACAAGAGTAGTGTCGATAACGGCGAGCGGTGTGAATTTGATGAGTTTAGGCAATTTAGCTGAAACCATGTCAGCCATTACCTGTGGATTGATTACCTGTGCGGTAGTAGTAGTTCCTAGAACCATAGATTATTCATCCTTTCAATTGTTGATAGAGTTCTGGGTCTTTATCAAAAAGCTCTTGACGCTCATTGATTCCCATGCGTTTAAAATCTTCTTTGGTAATCCCATTCTGACTAGCAGACGGATTGCCACCAGCGAAGATTTTAGGCTGTGCCGCTTGTTCCTCTTGCTTGAATAGATATGGGCTTGTTTCTTTCAATCCCTTAATGACCTTGTCCAATTTAGGTTTACCAGATTCATCAAGTTCGATTTCGTCAAAATTGATAAACTTAGCAAGGTCGTCTGAATTGTGAGCGTCCACATCTTTCAAGGCTAGACGAATAGCGTTTGATTTAGTAACTTTCGCAAGATTAGCTTCACTGTCAGTCTTGTAAGCTTCAAATTTAGCTTGTAAGTCAGTTAATTGTTGTTTGACTTCCTCACTCGCTCCCTCTTTGGCTTGCAAGTCGTTGAGAGCTTGGCTTTGTTGCTCAAGTTGTTGTTTAAGACTGTCGTTTTCAGCTTGTAATTCAGACTTAGCTTGTGCTTTGGCGTTCTCAATCCCAGAACCGTACGCATTCATTAAGGAATCAATCACTGCCTTGTCTTCGATACCAGCTTCAACTAACATCTCACGTTTTAAACTCATGCTTAAAACTCCTTTGTTTTACGTCCAAGGGACTGAATTTGCCTAGTTTTACGACATCCGACAGGTCAAAAGAAAAACCGCATCAATTTGATACGGTTTATAGTGGTTTATAGCAATTTATTGCATGAAAAAAGCGCCTAGATTGTTCTAAGCGCTAATAGTATTGTACTTCTGTCTTAGACATTATTTGTGACAATTTTTGGCCGTCAATATCTAAGTTTACTAAGTCATCAAGAGAGGACACTACATATGTTTGAGCTCCTATGGAGACCTGGATGTCCGTTGTAGAGTTGGGTAAGATAGCACAATCTTGTCCTTTGTAGACAAAAGAGGCGTCCCAACCGTTATCATATAACGCTTGTAAATCATCTAATATCGCCATAATATATCTAGGTTCTCCTCTCTTTCATTGTTTGTTAATTCTCTAGTTGTTCTACTGATAAACTTACCGTCATCATCAAACACAAAGTCGTGAACATGTTCACCTTTTTTCCCGTAAGGATGTTTATCTGGTTGCTTATGATTAGTGAAATGTATATCTTTTACTTTGTAGCCCCTATCATCGTAATAGGTTCTGCCAAGTACATCTCCATTCGTTGCGTTATGTTGGACTACACTATTTGGCTCTCCAGCCTTTCCTGGAGGTGTATGTCCTACTGTAACCCCTGATACACTTACTATTTTACCACTTTTCACAGCCTTATCAAGTTCTGCACGCTTAGTAGCAAGCTCTCTAGCTTTCTTTTGTTCTTCTCTAAGCTTAACCTCTTTCTTAGCTTTGCTAAATGGGTCAGCATAATATTTCTCTCTAGCGTAATCACGATGTAGAAACGGATGTTGTTTGAGATAGTCTCTCATAGCTCCCTGTTGGATCCTAACCTTGCTCTTATACTTGTCTATCAGCTCCTGGTCACCTAGTTTCTCTGCTACATGCAAAAGCTCCTTAGATTGTCTAATAGAACGCTCAATAGCCCTCTGCTTAGCTTGAGCGTTTGCGTTCTGTATAGCTTGCTCTGGTGTTAAGTCTTTAAGGTGTTCTGGTAAGTCTGGTTTATAATTGGCTCCGGGAATGAACGGGGTCATAGTATGCCCGCAGTTAATACCTTGGCACCCTCCAGGCTTGCCGTAACCGTAATCATCAAGGGCAAAGATTTTCTCGCCTTCCTCGGTTCTAGCTCGGCCTGTGGTAACTATCTGGTGCTGTAACGGTGCACACATCTCACGAGCTGCAGGCTTCATCGAGTAATAGAACGTATCAATACCCAATTCATCAGCAGGGGCTTTTCTAGCTTCGCGATAAACCCGCCATGAAGTCGTTTTAATAATCGTCCTAGCGTAAACATCAGCTCTCCAACGTTTGCCACCTTTGTCCGTGAATCCATAGAAACCTTTTTCAGCCCACTTCATTACAGTGGTAGAAATGGCTTTATTTGGATTCATTAAACCAGTAACAACTTTTGCGACAGCCTCCTCAACAATATCTTGATAGACCTTTCTGACACTTTTAGGCAGTGTGGTATTGATAAGGTTATCGATATCCCCTGTCGTCTGATTAACATAGTTAGCTAAAGTGGTTTGAATAAGGTTATTAGTAATGAAATCACCACCGCCCATTGATTCTAAAAGCTGAGTTTTAGTGTCCTTGTATACCTTATACCCTTCATTCTCAATAACATATCTCAACTGTTCTTCAGCAATCCCGGAATATCTAGCAATGAGTTTGATATTGTCTTTGTTGAGCAAGCCCATCTCACTCATTTTTTCTAGTTGCCAAATATAAGGGTTATCCTCTAGGCTAGCACTGCCACGTTCTCTCACTCGGTCAACAACTTGGTCAAACAAGTCTATTGTCATTTGGTGGTAGATGTCAGCTACTCGACTAGCGTCAAGCATTAGTTGTTGGTCATTCAGCTTGATAGGTTTCTTTTTAGCCATAGCCTATCACTCCCCGTAAATATTAACCTCTTCATCCGTCCTAAAGCTATCAGCACTTACCATAGTTTCATCGTTGATAGCTTGATAAAGCTCTTTAGCTTTTTCCTCGGTTACATTAAGCGTCTTTTCGATAGCCATCGTCTTAGGTGCAAGACCAGCGGCTACCATCTTAGACCAGTAATCAAACTCAGCATTTCTGTCAGTGAATACACCATCATCCAAATCCACACTGATTTCATCCATTGTTGGAATCTCACCAGTATAGAGATTGTAGACCTTAGCAAGCTCTAGGATTGAAATAACTAACTCTTTCAATGATTGCTCTACTAGAGTAGCGATAGAGTTCCGCATTTGATACGTGTCTGATTGCTCTGATACGACCTCGGTAGCGGTCTTCATGCTCTTACCATCGAAGCTAAACATACCGGCTGACACACCCAATTGCATTTCAAACAAGCTTAAGCCTTTGTTGATTGCCTTAATGTAATCATCCGAGCGAATATCTGTCGTAAGGTCGGTAATGCCAATGCCTTTATCCATGTCACCACTGTCAAATTGCTCATAGACATTGTGGCCAGTCTCGAATTCACGCTTGACTGTCACTTTCTCACCACTAGCATCGTACTCAGTCTTGATCATTTGAGTTGGTACCGCAACCCTACGCTGACCCATCTTGACTTCCCACATAAATTCATCATAAGTGGTATTGATGAAATCCATCGTAGTTTTAGCGTTGTCAAAGATAGACAAGCCTAGAGGGCTGTTGATGTCCTTGTTGTTCATGCCAGGGGGCTTCAGGTATGTAAATAGTGGTCTTGTCAGTCCGTTTAGCGTTACTGTTTCTTCTAAATCATCATAGAGCATTGATAGAGGTACACGTTGACCGATACGGGTCTTAGACTCTGACTCGTATAGCTCATTAGTTATCGTGTAGCTATCCTTAGACCATTCATGAAATTCAATCAGACTGTAGTATTTAGTCTTCTGACCTTCTGTTTTAAGTGTTTTAGTCACGATTGCAGCACTCGATACATCTTGAGTATTCGATTGCAACGGTAAGAAGACTGGTGCTTGTATGAATGACACTCTAATACGGTCATCGTCAACGTATGGACGCATAGCCAGACCTCCGAGAGCAAGACAAGACTCTAAATAGCGTTCAAAGTTCTTGCTAAATCTATCAGTCTTAAGCGTCTCATTGATGAATTTATTAGCCGTTTCATTATTAACCTGTATCTTTGCTTGCTCATTGAATACAAGACTGGCAACCTTCTTCGATGCTGTACGCCCAATAGGCAAGTGGTTGAAATCACGTTTTAAATGTGTTCCATTGCTATCTCGATAGCTTACACGGTCAAAACTGCCTGCAAAATAGCGCAGATTGTCCATGATACGACTATACTCCTCTGGTGAGATAGCAATTTTTGGGTGGTCTGTGATACTGTTTAGACTTTGATTAGTTATCACGTAATTACTCCTTTTGAAGATGTTCTTAATGGTTTGTATGATTCCCATTCTTTCTTCTCCTATGCTTTAAGACCAAGGTCTCTGGCATTATCTAATACGAAATATTTAAATTCATCGACTGTATGGTCATCCTCTTTAATAACTTTTGGATCATCAGTATGTATCGTCTTTTCATCGTAACGGTACATCTTATGTTCCTCGTAGAATATTTTGTTAGCTGGAATGTCCAAATAATAGAACCGTCCCTCTGCCAACAGACTGATAACCATATCAATCATGGTTTGATTCTTCTTTTTAGCCACTGGATGCCATCGCTCACCAAAATCCTTGAAGTATTGGTTTCTCAAAGCACCTTCAGCACTATCGATGGTCATGCGTAGCTTTGGCACTCGGTACTGTTTGAGCACCTTGTCGATGAAGTTGCTAACCATAACAGTTAATTCGCTAGGTGCCTTCTTAATGACTTGACCGGCAGGGCTGTAATAGAATGTATCTAACAGAATCACATTGCCCTTTGCAGTCAATCCATAAGCGCCGCATGCTGTAGCTGATTGTTGGTGTCCTGTATCCATTGCGAAAGATATCCCGATAAGTCTATCGTCCGTTGGCAAGCCGTCGATAGCGTGGAATGTACTCATGTTATAGACCTGGTTACCAAGCCCAACCGCTTCACCAAGGTATAGATAGCGGTAATAGTCGTAATCATTCTGCTTAATGCGTTCGATATCCTCAAGCATTTGCTCAGTAACGAAACCTAACTCATCATCAAGATAGGTGCTTGAGTGTGCCAGATAGTTCTCGTTAGTCTTGATTTCCTCGAACCATTCATTTATCCAACTATAAGGGTTTCGTGGTGGGTTATAAGACCAAAAGAACTGCACAAACGGAGCCTTATCATGCTTCTGACGCATGAAAGTGACGTTTGATTGGTCAAAGTCCTCAGCGTCGTTAAACTCAGCCGCTTCTTCATACCAGACGGCGATGATATTCCCGATATCATTTGATTTCAGTTTCTGGAAATCGTCTTGACCGTAGAAATAGAAGGTAGAACCAGTCCGCTTGTGAACTATCTTAAACGGGCTTACAGTCGCTCTAAACTGATTGTCCAGTCCAAACATACTGATAGCCCATTGAACCTTGTTAAACACGCTGTCACGGATTGTATTTGCTACCTTACGAATGACTACCACGTTAGCTTTTTCGCCTTGCATGATGTACTTAATCATCATATAGACAAGTTTCAGCACGATAACCGATGATTTAAATGAGTTACGTCCACCTTTTAAGACGTTGTAAGGCTTTTGAGACTGCCAAACCGTTTTGAAATTAGGGTTCACATTCTTCTGAATATCAATCGTTGTCATTTGGGATATCCTCCCATGCGTTGACAATGTTGAGGTTCATTGTGCCTTCAATACCGCTATCAAGCTGTTCTCTTAGTTTTCTAATCTCAAGTTCCAATTTCTCGGACTGTTTAGCCGTTGGATAACGTTTCAAGATTTCAACAATTGCCTTGATAACTGTATTGTTGTCAGCCTTCTTCATAAGCCTCTCAACTTCACCAGTCAATGGATTCATCATGAGGACTTCTTCATCACGTTTACCTCTCGCAATGTCGGATAGGATGGACAAGGCTTCTTTTGCAGTCATGATATTTGCATCGTGCATCTTCTCGATTTCGGCAGTGATAAAGCTTTTTATTTCAGCTTTTTTCAGCAATTTCTCAGCTTGTGCGCCTGATGTTTTTGGGCTATACCCAGCATTAATTGCTGCTTGTGTGCCATTCCCTAGTTTGATATATTCACTAGCAAATAGTTTCTGTCGTTGATTTAGCCCAATATGTCCACCTCCTTCACTGCTAGATTTTTTGTGCATAAAAAAGACAACCCACAAAATGAATTGTCTCCGTTTTTCTTCGATAATACAATAATACCACTTTAAACAGTTGTAAGGCGCCGTGTTTTAGCCGTCAAAATACCGAAAATTCAGCGTTCTACGACTAATTGACCATTTCTGTACAATTCTGCAAATGCTAGGATAGCATTATTTAGCAATTCCTGAAAGGCCGTCCTCTCAAACCCAATTGACTGTGCTATTTGCCAATTTGGTTGGGGCGGATAAGCTAGGTATTTCTCTATCAAAATTCTGCGATAGTCTGGACGGTATAGCCCGCTGACTGCTTGCTCTATGGCTTCTAGCTCGTTCAGTGCATCGACACGCCTAACTGCAATATTCTCCACCGGTCTACTCACTCCACTGCCACCTCTGGGCATAAATGTGAATTCCTGTGTTATTTTCTGCTCAGCGCTATCGTGTGCAATCTCTCGCCATCGTGGGTATTCTCGAAGTTTGCGTTTGCAACGTTTGATTGTTGCTTTTTCATCAATTTCCGGCAATAGCATATTAGGACCCTCTCTGGTATAATAGTAGTGTTGATTTCCAAAGAGTGCCGGCCATTGCGTCGGTCTTTTTTTATACAAGAATAAAGAAGGATTAGTCTATCACCTCCCATACGTTATATTTAGCCCTGCCACCAGCTATGCAAGGCTAGGGTAACAAAATAAAAAAGGTTCCTCGATTCTAATTTTTTATTTGCTGGCAATGACTTATAGCGGATTCGAACCGCTACAAGCCCATAGCAAGCGCTGTATATAGCGCACGCTTAACACTAACCTTATTACGCCCTAAGTCGCCTTTGGTCCGATATTCAAGAGTGATACGGTCAACCTCACTATCTAGACTCTCTGGCCATTCGTAGTGGTTAAAAACGTACTTGGCTATCTCACTGAATAGCTCTCTGGATAGCAATCCTTCCAGCTGTATTACCTTGTGAGGTGTCAAATTAACATGCTCTACATAGAGTGCGTTGATGGCACTGTAGATAGCTTTAGCTTCTTTCTTCGTGCAATCCTTAACGTCCATGATATGTGCCACGATACTGTTTGGATAAGTAGCTCTTAACGCTTCTACTTCCTTACGATAATGTTGAAATAGCTCCTTAGTTAGCCCTGCATTGGTCTTATCGACTTCTTGGCGACCTGTGCCAGGTTTACCAGAATAGTTCTCAGACAGATAAGTTTGCAAGTCGTTTAGCAAGTCGTCTGAGATGATACCTTGTAAGTCCCTAGCTGTATTGGGTGATAACCCAGACCGTTCTTTGATGACATTACAGAATCTTTGTGAATATTTCCTGGACTGCTGAATGTCGCAATTCTTGACGCTACGGATAAAATTGTTAAACCCTTGTCGGTGTTCCGCTTTGATTTGGTTAATTTCATCCACTAACCGTTGGAATAGCTCCTCGGTCAGTCCAGCGTTGGGGTAATTACTAGGCATTAGTTCACCTCCAACAATTCCGGATTTTCGTATATGTTGCCGATAACCTTTACCAAACCGTGAGCATTACATAACTGTTCGAAGTTATTATATTTAATCAAGGTGCTAACAAACATCCCTAAATCCGATCTAAATTCAACTACTCCGGTTGTAAAACCACCCTCCGAATCAACTATATCCCCTTCAAAAATCTCTTTGCCATCCTTGTCAGTGAAACCAGTTGAATGCATTAAAACGATGTCATTGAAATCGTAGCAATTCGTCCGTTCGAAAAAGAGTGTTTTTACGCAAATTTGTTTCTCTTCGAAATCGATATACACAATATCGTCAGCTTCATACATGGTTTTAAAATCCTTATCCCACGCTCTATATCTTGGTATCATTTCCCTCTCCCTTTCAAATAGCTCGGAATATCATCCCCAACACTAACACTGTCGTACTGTTCCTTGGTCACTAGAAACTTACCATACGCCCCACAATCAAGCGTGTAGAGGTTTCCGACCATTTCCTTGCCGGTAACTTTTCCATGCGGCGCGGTGGCATTGTCAGCCTTATGCACGACAATAGCCTCTACTGGTCGATTCAGCACGCTGACTACAGTTGCGATGTTAATTCCCAGTGCTATCAACAATAAAACTGTTGCTACTACCAGTTGATTCTCTCGTTTAGAGGTCTTCCTCCTTAACGAATGTTCCATTTACCATCTTTCCCTTTCTATTCTTGATTTCCTCGTATGCAAGACCAAGGCATTCAGTCACATCAAGGTCTAACTGGTAGGCTAAGACGATAACCGTTACTAGCGTGTCACCAATAGCGTCCTTAAGTGCTGCTTGCGGTTCCGTGAATTTAGTCGGTTTCAAGAGTACATCCCGAATTTCTCCGACTTCTTCAGTGATTCGCATCCACTGGATCTTAGGGTCAGCTTGCTTTAAATTGCGTTCGTCTGCCCATTGATTAATTTTTTTGATTAGATTGTTCATCCGTTACCTCCAAACAGCGTGCGCAAAGCGTAAATCAAAGCTATGGTTGCCAAAATGAATTTAATCGTTTCCATCGTCCACCTCTTTCACTTCCACGCCTTCGCAGTCAAATACCCAGCCAAAACCAGCTTCTTCTAGCTCTTTGTGAGTGTGCTTGGTTCTGTAACTTCCAGTTTCGTTATCTGATGCAAGAAACCAGTATTGATTATCTAAATTTCTATTGAGGTATCTACCGTATCCATCAACCCCTTTTACTCGAACCGTATATCTAGCTTCTTCATCGACCTCATACCCAAACTGGTGCATGTCGACGAGGGTAATGATAGGATTCTTATCGTCATCAAGCATCCATTTTTTAAATTCATCTTCAGGCTGCATGTCCCAATGCTTTACAAACTCCCAAATGTTGTAATCTAGGTACTCTTTATTCACCTCATACCAATCTGCCACGTATTGCGGTACCACTGGTTTTTCGAAGAGCGACTCATATAGATCTTCAGCGTGGGCCATTGAAAGGCGTCCCGCTATTGCTAATCTCTGTACTACTTCATTTCTATCCATCATGATTCCACCTCAACCATTTCCACTGTATACATCCTAGAATTGCGATACTTAACACCTCGTAAGCGGTGCAATTCGTTGATAGCGTCATTCTTATTGCTAAAAATATGCTCACTGTCTGGCATATTGTCGTAGTACACGATAACTTTATATTTCATCTTCTACTTCCTCCTCGTAATAATCAATCTTTGCAACTGAAGATATTTTATATTGCCTTGCTCAAGCCATTTCAGCGTGTCTCTGTGTTTTGAACCTCCCTAGCCTTCTCATCTAGGAAATCCCAGATAATATGAAATTGGTTTTTGACCAAAATATCGTTATTGTATTTTTCACAGACCTTGTCGATAGAGACGACTACCCAATTCCAGTATGCAGGGGTGTTGAAACCGACATGCTGCATCATTTGGTTGTTTTCTCTCATCCAATTCGGAACTTCAGTCTCGAAGAAATTAATATAATTCATAGCTCTTCCACCTTGACATAGATGCCCACAGTATCCGACCAGAACTTTTCAACAATCTCACTAGCGACTTGAGCATCATCTTTCCAATACTCAAGATCAGTCATACAATCCTTTAGAAGCTTTTGCAGATTATCTGTATCTGGTTTAGTAGTCTTGTATTGACCATGAGTCGCTTTTTTGATTTTAGGAAATAGCCATTTCACTGTGAGGCGTATAGGCCCTTCAATTTTTTCGTTTGGTGTGTATGGAGCAAGCAAGGTTGTAAATAAGTTTCTGGCTTCTTTCAACTTTTGAGGCTCATAGAATTGTGGTTTACCATTCACCACAGCGGCTTTTTTCTGTTGATGTGTCGTAGTTGGGATTTTCTTCATAGGCAAGAAAAATTCAATCATCGTAATCCACACCCTTCCACTGGCCAGTTTCTGAATTGTAGACAATGTAACCAGCTGATCCTAACTGTCTCCAAAGCCACTGCATTAAGTCAGGCTGATTTTTTATCCAAGCATATACTTGGCTTTTATCATTATCAAATTCTTCCCCTGGCAAGGTGTGATAGAGCGGTGGCATAGTCTTCGCAACTAATAATTTTTCAGAACGTCGTTTTTGTTTTTTGTTTTTACTTCCGGCAGTACGTCCCATTTTTATTTTTCCTTTCTTTTTTCCACGCGCCTAAGTTCAGAGTGAAGGACAGGGTTACAGGGTTACATGGGGGAGTCTTGGGACCCCCATGTTCCTGTACCTGTTCTTCTGAACTCTCAGGGACATTTCCCAATTATCTACACTACCGAGTAGTTAGATAATCTGTCCCTTTTTTTGTCCCTATTTCTTCCAATTTGTCCCTGTTGCTCCAAAAACGCATGGTTGAGCGATTTCTTAGGGACATTTTCCAATTTGTCCCCTTGTCCCTATTAGGTTTTAGGGACATTCGGACATTTTCCAATTTGTCCCTTTTTTGGGACGGACAAAATGGGTTTTTTCTTCCAATTTGTCCCTCCAATTTGTCCCCAATTTGTCCCTGTCCCTTTTTGAATTTTTCAGGTATTTTTTTGGTGAATTTTCCCGTTTTTCACCTCAAAAATTTCTGAGTTTTTGATCCATCTTCTGATAGTTTTTTCGCTAACAGGTTTATCTTCTGTTGAAAAATATTCCACAATATCATCAATCGCGACTGGATCCATTCCATCGTCTAACGCTTGAATTGCATTAACAAGTTTTTCTTTGTTTTTCTCTGCTGTCTTCTTCTTCGATTCTGGACCTTTATTTAGGTTCTTTTTCCAGCTTGGTGCTGCATCTTCCAATTGGATATCAGCTAGCACTCCAGTAGTATCCACTTCATGAACTGGATAGCTGAACCACATATTAACAGGGGCAAATTTGGCGAACTCACGAAGGGTCCCTTCAACTCGCCAAGCAGTTGCAATCTTAATGCTATGGGCCGTCGTCTTAACCTCGTCAAGGTAAGGCTTGCGTTTCATAACATCAGGAATTGCTCTGTCAAAGTGTTGTTGCATTTGATAGCGACTTTCCAGATCGTCAAGACTGACATTCTGTTGGTAATAATCGTTAGCCTGTTCTTGCAAGGCTCTTTGGTAAATCTTAGCCGTTGCTTTTTCAGTCCGAGCTTTAACGAGGTCTTCGTTAAGGTCTAGCTCGACTAAATCAACCAGAGCGTCAGGATCGCGAGCGAATACTCCCGATCCACTAGCTCGGTCCATTGATTTCTTACCGCCTTGAGACCCTTTCGAGTGATGATGGCAGTAGATTACAGCACACCCTAGCTCAGTAGCTACCTTATCGAACTGATTGGTAAAATGTGCCATTTGATCCGCTGAGTTCTCGTCACCAGTCAGGACCTTATAGATAGGGTCGATAATAACCGCTTGGTAATTCTTTTTCAGCGACCGCCTAATGAGTTTCGGGGCCAGCTTATCCATTGGCACTGTCTTCCCACGGAGATTCCAGATATCGATATTGCCAACGCTTGCTGGAGGTAAATTCATAGCATCGTAGACGTCTTTAAAGCGGTGAAGGGCTGACGGCCTATCCAGCTCTAAGTTGACGTAGAGGACTTTACCTTGTTCGCACTGCCAACCGAGCCACTTGTGCCCCTCTGCAATAGCGATTGATAACTCGATGAGAGCAAACGACTTACCAGCTTTGGATGGCCCCGCAATCAGCATCTTATGGCCCTGACGCAACACACCATGGATAAGCTCTGGTGCTAAATCTGGAAGGTGGTCCCACTCGTCGGCTAGCGTTTCAGGATCAGGAAGGTCGTCGTTTAAATCTTCAACCCATTGATACCATTCTTCGTAGTTGGCTTTCCCCAGATTTGTATCAATCAAGAATTGCTTATGGCCATTTCGGATAACTCCAGGCATGCGAGAAAGTCGACTTGGATTACGGTTTTGGGTGTCAATATCAAGCCCGTTTTTCTTACAAATCTGATAAATGTAATCTACACGTTTTCGATATTCTTGGTAGTCTCTAGCGTCCACTCGTACTACTGCGTGAAGTGACTTGTGTCCAGAGTGTACTAGTGTCGCAATAGGAAGCTCTAACTCTTTAAATAGAGCGTATTGTTTCCCGAGCTCCATGCTGTCTGATTCTACTAAAGCGTATCTGAAATCAGTGACATTATCGTTCTTGACACCCTTTCCATCCAACGGGTTGAAACGAATCCAGGCACCAGCTTCTTCCTTGTAGTCTCCAAAAACTGCACCGATATCATCGCCATTACTCTGAAGTTCTTTAATAAGCTCTCCGGCAGTCCTGTCGTAATTGCCTTGAGTTGGCTTATAGATTGGGCCGTTCTCTGTTTCAATCGGATAAGTTGAAGTGACATAACCAACAAGGTCGGTCATTTCAAACAACGTTTCGATGTATTTGACAAGATCTTGGACTGGATGCCAATTGATTGGTTCTCGTATTTCTTTTGATTCGACCCAGTTCTTATCTACGATTTGATAATCACGGTCGATTGTAGAATCCCAATCAAGCTCATAGCTTTTGCCTGATTTGTTCATTGGTTCCCAGCCGTTATCTTTTGCCATTTGCGTGATAGTTGCGCCAGTCACAGCACCCCCTCCGTCGTATTGGAAGGTATCCCATTTACTGAAACACTCACCTTTTTTATAACGACTATCTGATTGAGACCAAGTGTCCCAATCCATTGCTGTGTAACCCTCTTGTTTTAGGGCCATTCCTACGTTTACCCACTCTTGATAAGACAATGTAGAAGGATCAATATAATCTAAGAGTGGGATTAAATCAAAAGTACCTTCTGACATTTAATCTCCTTTATTCTGGCTGGTATGTAGCTGGAATGATTCCTTTTGGCATTCTCCAACCGCTAGCAGCAATTCGATTGATCAGATTGCTAGCATCTTCAAATTTCCACATTCCGACATTCCGGAAGCCACGGCCTTCGAGCAATCGTATCTGTCTAGGTGTGGTCAATCCACTGTCTTTGCGTTTATTTAAGCGGTCTAGTAGTTTGCCAGCTTTTCCAGCATTCCCGATTTCTTCGGTATAGATTCCGAATTTTTCAAGCGCTTCAAGTTGTTTTTCTGAAGGTGGAGCCATTTCCCAACCGAATGATGGGACATAGTCCGCTAAGTCTTCAGCTTGGATTGACATTTCAAACTGCAATGGATCCACAAGCTTGCGCTTCTTCTTACGTTGTTCTGCGAGTTGTTTAGCGAGAGCTTCTTCTCTCTCGGCTACCACATCCTTGCTAGCTTGCTCTTCAGCGTCCAGCAGACTGAACTCAACCTCAGTATCTTCAGCCATGTTTTCAGTCATTTTTTTAGCGACTTCTGGACTGCTAGCAATTAAGTGAGCTGGTCTGCAAAGTTCATGGCGCTCAGTGTGCCATAGGAAATCGAGTAGTAATAGATTTTCCTTCCCTGGTGCAAGGCGTGTCCCACGTCCCACCATTTGGCTATACAAAGCACGGACTTTTGTCGGTCTCAACACAACCACGCAGTCTACTGTTGGGCAATCCCACCCTTCAGTTAATAGCATCGAGTTACACAAGACATTGTATTTATCCTTGTCGAATTCTTCCAGGATTTCAGCACGATCCTTGGACTCTCCGTTAACCTCAGCCGCCTTAAATCCTTTGGCGTTAAGGATATCACGGAATTTCTGCGAAGTCTTAACCAGAGGCAAGAAAACAACAGTTTTTCTATCCATGCACTGTTTTACCATCTCATCCGCAATCTGTTCGAGGTAAGGGTCTAGGGCTGTTCCGATTTCACTGGCTTTGAAATCACCACCTTGTTGACTGACTGTTGACAAGTCAAGTTCAAGAGGGATTGTAATAGCTGTGATTTTCGATAGATACCCTGATTTAATCGCATCAACTAATGGATACTCATAAGCTAAACTATCGAAATAGCTGCCTAGATTTCGCATATCACCACGGTCTGGCGTAGCTGTGACGCCTAAGACGTTAGCTTCCCCGAAGTGCTCCAGCACACGCTGATAGCCGTCTGATATAGCGTGGTGAGCTTCGTCGATGACAATAGTGTCGAAGTGATCAGGTGGGAACTGACTGAGTCGTTTCTCACGCTGCATGGTCTGTACTGAACCAACGACAACACGAAACCATGAGCCGATTGAAGTGTTTTCAGCTTTCTCCAACGCCGTTCCCAATCCTGTAGCCGTCATTAATTTATCACTGGCTTGTTCCAAAAGTTCTGAACGATGAGCGAGAACAAGAACACGTTCTCCCATCTTGACACGGTCTTCTATAATTTTTGAAAAGACGATGGTCTTGCCACAGCCAGTGGGTAGGACAAGTAGCGTGCGCTTCCTGCCCTCCTTCCACTCTTGCTGTACCTTAGCCCTTGCCTCTTCTTGGTAAGGTCTAAGTTGCATTAGAATCCTCCGAATCCACCACCATTAGGTGCTTGTTGAGGTTGTTGAGGCTGTTGATATCCTTGGTTTTGTTGAGGTGCCGCTTGGTAGTTAGGCGCTTGCTGTTGAGGAGCTTGTTGTCCACCACCTTGTGAAACATTGGCATTTAATACTTTTGTCCAATCAACACTGTCGGCGTAGATCATTTGTTTAACGTCGTTATACACAGTGTCATTGTATGTGCGATTTCCGACACGGCACACCCCTGTTGAACCTACAACGGTATTCCAATTCATTTGAAGTGGTTCTCCGTGTTTCTTTTGCCCGATAGCGCCAAAGAACGCTGAGAGCATTCCTTCAGTAGAAGAGTGCAAGAATAGATTGTGTGTCATTGTTGCAAGACCTTCTTCAGTCTCAACTTGGATTGTGATGATCGCTTTGTTACACGCTGGCAGTTTCCCAGGTTTTTGTGGGTTTGGAGTGTGACGTCCACGTTCGAAGTTTGTAACAGTAAATACATAATCACCGGGAGTTAGCGTGATAAACTTCTTAGCATCTTCTTGAATAGTATCGTCCCATCCGAATTCACGTTCAAAGTTATTGTTGTAAGTCATGTATGAAATCCTTTCCTATTAAGCCAAAATAGTGATATTGTCTTGATCTTTGAGCCCTGCTTTGAGGTAGTCAGCGATGTTTTTAATAGCTTCCAGTTTCCATTTGCCACCGTCTGCTTCAAAAAGTGCAAGTTCAGCATCTTTGTTTATGCGGAGTACAAACTGACTAGATGGCTGTTCGACTTCTGTAAAAGTACGATATGGACGTAATGTAACTGGGTTTGGTGCAGTGGCTTTCGCAAAACTAGCTACCCCTGATTTCACAGTAGTGGTCTGGTTGATACCGTTATCCACAATGTCAGCACCGTTTTCGACTTTTAGAGCACTTGCAAATTCGAGTACAACTTGACGATCATCCTCGTCAATAAAGGCAGACTGCAGCATAATATTGAACTGCTCTTGGCTATTCCACTGGTTCAATCGAATATTTGGGGTGTATGCTACTACGGAGACGAGTTGAGGACGTCTGCCGTATTCCCAATCAACCTGATCATAAACTGTGACATCTTTAGGGGACTCTACCACAATGATTTTTTTAGAGGCACTGATAGCGTCATTGTCTGACTTGAGATAATCGATAAGACTATCAAGAGTACACAATTGAAGTGTTGGTGCAATTTTCCGAGGATTAACTTCCAGGAGGTCAAATTGATTTGCATTATAGTAGTGCTTGTCACCAACTTGGATGACTTTTCCAGAACGTTCAGCTAGCTCTACACTGTATTCGAGAGCTTCTTTGATGTTTTCTGCCATGCTTAATTACCTGCTTTCTTTTGTTTGTTAAAGTCAATAACATCGTTGTTGATACCTTTGTCGATGTCTTCAATTGGCTCACCAATATCTGTGCGAAGAGTCGCTTGGTCGTCAAAATATGTCTGACCAGGCATGTTGCTCTTAAGTTCGTTTGCATAGACTTGACTACCAACTTGCCCAATGAGGACCGTGGTGGCAACTGCTTTTTGAGGTGCAAGAGTTGACTTGACTTCCATTGCAGTAACTACCGTTTGACGTGTATCGTCTGGCTTCATTGTCAAAGTGATAGCAAGTTTACGAGCTGTCTTAGTCTCAGTGTTTGGATCTAAGATGTTAGCGATGACTCTTTCAAGTTCTTTATCGACTTTCTCTTGAAGACCACCATCACCGATTTGTGATAGGTCTAATTTGATAGTTTTATCTGACATGATTTCCTCCTAAAATTCTGATCCACGGATTTCTTTTACCATTTCAAAGACACGGTCCCAAGTAGCTACTAGAGCCCCGTCGATGAATGATTTGTCGTACATTGATATAGGTGTTTCAATAGGGTAGTAACCTTTAGAGGCTACAGCTTGTTGAAGTTCTTGTTCGGTGACCTGATTAGCAATCATTAGGTCACGAAGAGCAGGCTCGATGAATGGAGCGGGCTCTTGATAAGCTCCACGTTCCACTGGTGCAGGGTTGACCGGCTCTTGTGGTTCTGGAGTTGGTGTTTGAGTTTGAATAGGTGTTTCTTCCACTGGCGCTGGAGTTGGTTCCTTAGGTGCCGTCGGTGAAGTCTGTACCTCTACTGGTTGCTGTGCAGTTTGGACATTATTGAAGATATGAGCAATTCCAGCGTAGTCTAGCGTCAATTTATTGGGTAGATTGTGACGATTCTTGGCATCCCAAGCTGGGTGATGTTGTGTGTACATGACACGTTGTCCACCTTGTGCCTTCGATTTCTTAGATTTTTCATCAGTCATTACGATTGTTTCGTAGTTACAGAATAGAACCATGTCAGCCCACTCTTTAACCAATGGCGCTGTCTGTGAACTTGTTTTCTTACCGAGCTTGAGCTCGTAACGGTCATAGCTACCCATTTCGTCGGGTTGAGTGAAGGTCTTAATCTGAGCGTGTGCAGTAAGGACAACATTAATTCCTAAATCAATCAATTCGCTTAGACTGTTTAGGAAACGACCGATTTCTTCACGGACGTAGGTATATCCATTACCCCAGCCAAAATCTTCGATTCCCTTCTTGCCGTGCTGAGCACACACAGATTCAACTGCTAACGACTCGGCCCAATCGATTGTATCGATTACCAGAGTCTTGCATGAGTCGGGATTTGCTTTAATGAAAGCAATCTCGTTCATTAACATGGTCCAGCTTGATGGCTTATCCAATCTAGCTACATCCATATTGTCTGTAGAACCTTCCGTGTCGATAAACACAGAGTCTGGAAACTGAGCTGCAAAACTTGATTTTCCGATACCTTCAGGCCCGTAGATAACGACCTTTTGTGCTCTGGCTTTAATACCTCTTGTGATTTGCATTAAAATCCTCCTTGCCATGATGGCGTTTGTGGTGTTTCGGTTTCAGCTTCTGTTGTTGGCTGATGCGTCTTATTATCGAGACTGTAGCCGTCTTCGATGATAATTGAGCATTCATCACCAGTCGACACTCTCGTTGCAATAGCTTGTAGGCCTTCATCCTCAAGCCATTTTCCAAATTGATCCAGTGTGATTTGGTCCATTTGTTCGAGCTTGTCGATTAAAACGAAGCCACAATCCGGTTTTAGTTTTCGGACGATTGCGGTCGCTACCATGAGTTGTTGAGAACCTGACATGTTATCCCACTCTTGGCCGAGATAGAGAAGTTTTCCATCGTTGACAGATAGTCCTTCGAGCGGTAGGTCAGCATTAGTTAACAGGTCACGCTTGTCTTTTCGGACAGCTTCGATTTCGCTAGATAATCTGTTGTATTCATCACGTTGGACTCTAGCTTCTTCTTCAGCTTTTTCTTTGTCAAGATTAGCTCGAACCTTGAGGTTGATTTGCTCGATATTAGCGATATTGCTTTCGATTTCTTCTGTAGATTCATCAATAAGGTCAATCGTTAAGTCAGTAGCGATTTGAAGGTCGTTTTCAAGAGTTTCCAATTCTGCTTGAGCTGCCTTTAATTGGTCTGACAAACGGTTAACTTCAGCAAGTTTGCCTTCGTAGGCAGTTTTAATCTGCTGAGCGTTTTGACGTTTGCGAGCATTCTCTCCATTTTTTGCTAGCACTTCTTGCTGTTCTGCAATCAGATCTGCAATGGAAATCAACTCTTTTGGGGCGTCTGGATAATAGGTCTGTTCTTTTGCGAACTTCTCCTTCTGGTCAGCAATTACACCGATAGCATGGCGCTGGTCATATAACTGCTTCTCTTTGATTTCTAATTCGGCTAATTGGGGACCAACTCCGATGATTTGCAAAAGGATGTCAGCTTTCTCTTTAGCTGTGCTATCCATAAATTTCGGGAGGTTGATAGCCAATTCCTCAACAAAACTATCAAGAAGTTGTTGGCCACCTTTATTGCCCTCTGGATCAATTACTTTCAGAGAGCTGTTTTTTCCTTTTCTCTCAACAATCAATCCATTTGACATGGTAATTTTAAGAGAAGGAGGAACGACAGAACCTTCACGAGCTGCCTTGCTAGGTTTGAATCGATTTCCACCAAGTGCCCAAGCAATAGAATCTAGCACGCTTGTTTTACCTTGGTTGTTATTTCCACCGATCACTGTGAGGCCAGTAGGTGATGGCTCAACCTTGACTGCTTTGATTCGTTTAACGTTTTCGATTTCTAACTTATTTATTGCGACGCTCATTCACTTAATCCTCTTTTTTTTCATTGCGTTTCTTAAATTCAAGAGTTAGCCCAGTGATACCAGCTGCAATCACCACAAGACCTAATGTGCTAGCAATTCCTTCCTTCTCCCCAGTGTTAGGGAGAACACCACCGTAAACGGTTGTTTTAGGTGTCTCTTTGCTTGCTGGTGCAAAGTTATAATCTACCCCTTTTTCTTTCGGAGCGTCTACGGGCTTGTTAGGCACTTCTTTAGGTGTCACTGGTTTTTCTGGTGTTGGTTTAGTTGGCTCTACTGGAATTTCAAGCTCTGGCAAGTCAAGGATAGGTGCATCGTTTGGCACTACGCCACCTTCAAACGGTGGAAGTTCACGTACTTCCGGAATACCAGGAATCCCACCGTTCCATTCTGGCTTGTCCAAAACTGGAGCTTCATTTGGAACCGTACCGATAGGTTCGTTATATTCTGGAAGCTCACGGACTTCTGGAATGCCAGGGATGCCGCCCTCAAATTCCGGTTTCTCGTACTTAGGTGCTTCATTTGGCACCTCAAAAGTTGGCTCTGGTTTATTTTCACCGCTGGCATCCCCACGTCCACCGACTAGCTGCACTTTGGAACTTGAATTACTTGTGCTGCTATCAGCAGTCAGAGTCGCCTTGTTCGTTGGGTTTGCGCTATCTTTAACTGCCGTCTTCAATCGAGTTTGGTAACCAATATACATGATGCGGTTAAACTCTTTGAATTTGGCGTCAAAACCGTCAGCTCTTACATTCCATGATTCAAGGTAATCTTTTGCTGAATGGTCGATAACAGTCCAATCGAGTGGGTCTTTTACGAAATAGATGTTTTGTGAACCGTCAACAAATTGTTGATTGTTGGACCATGTATCAGATAACACTGCATTGTTAAGGACTTGACGAGCAGTATTTAAGCGTAGTGTCCAGTTAATAATCTGTGGATCATTCTTGTCTTGCCAACCCCATTTTGAAAGCAATTCGTCTGTTGGAATTGGGTTTCCGTCAGCAATTTCAAAGGTCTTAACTGTACCGTTGAAGTTAACGGTAACAGGTTTGCCCGGCTCAACAATGTCAAGCCATTTAGCGTCGAACTTCAACGACATCTTTTTGTTCAATGGATGTCCAGTGAAGTAATTATTGAATGTGGTAGTAATCTTGCGAGCTTGAGCATCAGCGTTCGCTTTACCAACGATATTCTCGTTGTTATAAACGTCGAAATCGAATGATGTTTGAAGCCCAATTTCTTTTGGAAGCTCAGTTACTACCTTGTCGCCCTCATTGATAGGCATGCTATCTGGAAACTCAATATCTTTATACTCGACCTCGAACGGTGAGTATTTACCATTACCGTTAGGGAAGTCTACTTGCACGTTAGGGTTTTCGACTGTGATTGTGTCACCATTTTTGACAACGCTAGTAGGCGCTGCTGGTGCTGTTTCTGTGGCAACCGCCGGAGTTTCTGCAAGCGGTTGAGATTCTACCGGTGCTGGTGCCAACACTTTTGGTGCTTCTGCCACTGTTTCAGACGGTGTCACTGTAATGTTGCCGCCGTTATCAGCGGTGTAGACGTTAGCTGCAGTTGGTTGTGTGTCCACCACTGGTTGAGTGGTTTCGTCCGCTGATACTGCCCCAGCACCGATAAGCAATGCTATAGCAATCGCTAGCGTGCCACAAAGACCGAATGCTTTAGTCTTAACGTAAGATGGTTTTGCAATTTGTTGTGTAAACATGGTATAATCTCCTTGGTATAATTTTCTTGCACAGGCCCTTACCTGTGCTTTTTTAGTGCTTCAATCCGCACCCATAGCCCACCGTTTCGTGTTTTTCAATGTTTTTTAGAAAGGTATGTGTGGGTAAAGTTTATATTTTTTTGGGGAAAGGTATAAGTTACACTCCACGGTGAGCCGTGGCTACGGATTGAAGATGTTGTTATTTGCTATATTTCTGCTTGAGTCGTTCTTGTTTTTCCTCTGGGGTTTCTACCCACTCAAAGAATGGCTCTTGCTGTTTGGGCTTCTTTCTGGTTAGCAATTTCTTTAGTAGTTTCATGAGTTACCCCACTAATTGATCTAATGGCAATCCGTGGTCAGCGTTGAATTCTCTGACCTTTTCATCAATCATGCGATGTGGACGAACTTCAAACACTTCTACTTCTTCTTGTTTCTTTGACCAAATCCAGTTGATAAGTTTTTTCATTTTTAATTTCCTTTCTGTTTTCCCTAACCGCACTAGTGAGCTAGAGGTGTTTTTCTAAATGTCCAAAATATCGTGTGTTCTACATGTAGCGATGAAATCGATTGCTACGTCTTGAAATAGATCTTTACATTTACTGTCTGGTGTGTCTGGTTTGTTGCAGACATCTCTGTACATCAGACATTTTGTGTCGATATCATCAAGTTCGTCTTTTGCTTTTTTTGAGACATCCATCGTCTGATTGATGTAGAGGATTAACTCCGTAATGTTGTCGAGAGCAGGGATGCCACCTTCCATCTTGTGGAAATCTTTGTCGAATTGGATAGCACACGCTACCAACCGTTTTATATAATGATTATTCATAGTTTCTCCTTTTTGAATCTATTCCTGGTTTTCCATTCGATGAAGGACTTGAAACCTTCATAGTTTATGAAGACTAACTTGTGTGTTGGGTTGAACACGTAGTCTCGGAAGTCTTTGTTATCCCTCATTTCTCTAATGAGGTTCTTTGCCATCGACTTCCCTAGACCTTCCCACCGTTGCATGAGGTGGTCGTAATCTCCCCACTCAGCCGTTTCGTTTACCCCGACTGATTTATAGGTAATTTCCATCCGTACTCCTTTCTATTTCTAACCTCCATTTCTGCTATAATATAGTCGGAAAGGAGGATAACTATGATTACTTGTCACATTATGATTAATGGTCATGTTGAATCTGCACCAATGACATTGCCCGCTATTCCTACTATCGGTTCTGTCATTGCTAAGTCAGCAGACCATAAATCTGAGCATTACTTGGTGAAATGCGTTGAGTATGTCAATGGACATGATACTGTCAATCTACATGTTCAACCATTTCCTAACCAAATCAGTGCTGTCAACGCTGTTGATGGTTTCAGGAATGGCAGATAACTCTACAATCTTGACCCAGTAGCTATCTAGCACTTTCTTATCAACGTAGACCGCTTGTTCGCATAAACCGATGTGTCCATCAATGACCATCGCTCTACGGACAAGTAGGTCTTTTTCTGTTTCCAGTTCAATACGTCCAGCAATATTGCCAGAGATTTCAAGGTACTTGTATGGTTCTTTCATCTTTGCTCCTTTCATAATTTTAATTAGGTTCGAACCAGAACCTCAGATAATATTAATAGGTTTCAAATAGCTACGTTCTTATTAGCTTTTTACCTTGAATTAAATTCAAGTTTTGTTGTAAAAAAATATCAGATACCGTACAAATCAGACGATTGAATGTGGTATTTATTACAAATAGCTACCATATTTTTAGGAGAAATTGAAAGTTGGTTTTTCTCCCATGCACTTACTGTTTGAGCAGTAGTGCCAACGCTTTTAGCGAATTGTTCTTGCGTCATTTTATGGCGAGCTCGTAGTTCTTTGATTGTAATTTTCGGAACCGTTTCTGTCATTTTGTTCCTCCTCTCTAACTAACTTACAAACACATTATAGCTTGAATTAAATTCAATGTCAATAGTTTTATTGATTTTTTTTCAAGTTTTTTTGTTTTTTTTATAAATCAACTTGAAAATTAAGAAAGTCTACTATATAATGTTAATATAAACAACAAGGAGAAAGATATGGATTTGAATAAGCAAAGAGGTAGCAGAATTGAAAGTTTGAGAGCTAGCAAGGGCATTAGTCAACTTGAATTAGCGAAAATGTTAGGGTATAAGTCTGACTCAACTATTTCGAAGTGGGAAAGCGGTGCTAGTATTCCAACGGGAACAAAGATTGTAAAACTAGCTCAAGCCTTGGGGACTTCTACGGATTACATTCTTTTTGGGGACGGTCCAGAAACCACTGAGGACCAACAACCAAATTCCCACGACATCGATAATATTATAGACAACGCCATGATGTTTGACGGCAAACCTCTAACTGACGATGATAAACGTGCCATTCGTGGCATAATCGCTGGTTATATGAGTAGTAAGGAGAAATAAAACTTATGGAGAAAGAATTGCTTGAGCAGTTCGACGTGTCTCTTTGTGAGTTCGACTCTAGCCAGTGGCCACGAGATGGATTCTTAGACTCTGTTAACCGTGTGGTTTACATCAATAGGGATTTACCCACCGAAATGCGTTTAAAGGTCCTACTGCATGAGTTAGGCCATCTAGGACACGACCCTAAACACTATGAGCGTCTGCGAGAGAAAAATGAGGCTCAAGCGAATAGGAATATGATTCGTGGATTGCTAAAAAATGAAAATCTTGATGATTTTAACTACGTTCGTTTTATGAAAAAATATAATCTCACCACAATTTGTGATGAGATATTCGTAAAACATGAATATTTGAAACTACTAAAAAAGCCCTATAATCTCCCTCGCCAAAGTTAGATCATAGAGCTTATGCATCACAGAAAAATAGAAAACAAAAATACGATGGCTAAAAAAACAAACCAACTGGGTTATGTTTTCTTTTTCTGTACCCATTTTACCAAAATCAAGGAGATATGACAATGTGGGTAGAAGAATTACCAAACGGGAAATATAAATATTTTGAGCGATACAAAGACACTTACACTGAAAAATGGAAACGGGTATCTGTAACTCTATCCAGTGGGTCGAATCGAGCAAAGAAAGAAGCTCAACGCTTGCTTGATGACAAGATAGCCCAGAAAATAGAGTCATCAAGCACTACTAATGTATCATTCCATAGTGCTTTCAACGAGTGGTGGGAATTTCATCAAAAACAAATTAAGTTAAGCTCAATCAAGAGCCTTGCAGCATCCGTTAAACGAATATCTGACACTATCGAACAAGGAACAATCCTATCAAACATCAACGTTAGGCTTATTCAATCCTTACTAGACACTGAAGACTGGACGGATTCACAGAAATATCGTGCTAAGACCGTGTTAAATACATTCTTCGATTATGCTATGGATCAACAACTTATAACTGATAACCCATCGAGGAAGGCACGATTACCAAAGAAGACCAATAAACTTGAGAAACAGCAAGCTGCCAAGAATAAATATTTAGAACCAGACGAATACAGTCGATTGTTGAAAGAACTCTACCGAAAAGATATAACACTGAGATATGCTCTAGCGTGTGAGTTTATGCTTTTAAACGGTTGTCGGATTGGTGAACTGGCTGGGCTGACTGTTTCAGACTACCACAAGGAAACACGCTCCCTGGATATCCACACCTCTTTTAACAGATACATTCCAGAAAACGAAGGGACGAAAACGGTCGCTAGTTACCGAACTACCTACCTCACTAATCGAGAGATGGAAATCATTGACCAGATATTAGAGTTGAAAGAGTTAAGCGAATCGACCAATTCAGATTGGTATCATAGCGATAAGATTTTCACGACCAATACTGGAAAACCTATCCATAGCACGATCCTAAGTGCATCGCTCCAACGGGCCAATGCCAGACTGGAAACACCTATTGATAAGCATTTATCCCCTCACATCTTCAGACACACCACGATTAGCATACTGGCTGAAAACAATGTTCCTCTAAAAACTATCATGGATAGGGTTGGTCATGCTGATTCGGAAGTAACTACTAGTATCTATACCCATGTCACAAGAAATATGAAAGACCAGGCAGTCAATATTTTAGATAATATCATTACGAATAACCTTGCCCCTTCCTTGCCCCTCGGATAGAAAAAAAGAACCCCAGGTTTAACCTAGAGCCCTCAGAAACGTTGTTAAATCAACGTTTTATTTTTTCAAGTTGTAGAATGATTTCAAACCACGGTATTCTGCAACTTCACCAAGTTGGTCTTCGATACGAAGCAATTGGT